GAAATGAAAATCAATATAATTTATCTCAAGAAGAACAAATATCATTAGGACAAATTGATTTATTGAAAACTGAAATAATAACAATGTGTAAATATACCGATAAAGGAAATACGACTTATAACTACCCACCAGATAAAAGAACTATGCATGATGATCGTGTTTTTGCATTTGGACTATTATGTTGGTATTTAGCACAGCTTCGTCATGGTCAAATAATTGATAAACCCATTATTTCTGATTTTTCCAATGCCCCTTATTGCGTATCTTCAATTACATATTAATATCAAAATATAAAATACAATATTAAACCATTTAATAAAGGAGTGACTTCCCTATTCCATTTTACAAATATATATGTCCGAATATTTCTTGTAACCATCGTCAGGAAGTATATAAATCAATATTAGAATATACACGAGAAGAGTATTGCAATAAATGTAATACTCTTCTTTTCCGTGATATTGCTGATGTATCTTCACATTTTAAAGGCAATGATGGTTTCTACGATGGTGAAAAATTTAAATAATAGAAAGGATGGTGAGTAATTTTTGAAAACAAAAAAGTCACCAAATAAAGAAATGTCTGCAACTTCAATTGAAAAACCTACTGAAGATTTTGACATAATATATGCATCTAAACCAGATAATGATACTGTAGTTTTTACTACAGCTCAAATGGGTGAAAAATGGTTATCAGAAGCAATGCAAAAATATGATCCGTCCAATATGACATATTCTACTTATTTAAAAGAAGGTACAGCAAGTAGCAATTCAGTCACACTAGATGAGTTAAGTACGCTTGCAGATGGAGCACAAAGTAATCTGAGTAATATATTAACTATTAATGCAATTGTGCGTAAGCAAATAAATTCAAATTATCTGATTGGTAGAGTGGCAACAGCAATTGAAGATAATGTGAACTCTGAATATCGTCTTAGCTATAATGATTTTGCTGATCAAAGAAATAAAACTAAAACATTAAAAGGCACTAAATTGTTAATTAATGATTTTAATAAACAGATTGATATTGAAAATTTAATTAGAAAAACGATTAGTGGGGCTTATTTTGAAGGCTCTTATATAATGTATCTTCGTCAAAAAGATAATAATTGGATTATCGATACTGTTCCGTTAGGTGTTGGTATTATTTCAGATTATGAGATAAACGGCAGACCTGTAATTTTAATTAATATAAAAGAATTAGAAACACGAATTAAAAAAACTTTTCTTAAAAACAAATCTAACAAAGCCATTTTCTTTGATAAGGTTGACACTGAGATTAAAGAGAATTATCCAGAAGAAGTCTATTCAGCATATAAAAATAGAGAAAGTTATGCTCGTTTAATCGTAGAAAGTACAGGAGTAATTCGTGTTGGAAATTTAAATAGAAAGTATGGCTTAACACCAATTTTCAAAGCGTTACCATCAATAATTATGCTTGACACTTTTGATATAACAAATCTTGTTACATCTAAAGCAAAGGCGAAAAAAATTATTGTTCAAAAATTAAGAGAAAAATTAATGGGTGAAGATGGCACAAAAAAAGCATTTGAAGAACAGAGTTATGCTCATGATAACCTTATGCAAGCATGGAGACAACCGACAGTAGTAGTTACTACGCCAGTTTTTGTTGAATCTATTGCTTATGTAGAGCCACAAACTGAAACAGCTAATGTTGATTTGATTAATCTTTATCAAAATCGTGTACTAACGTGTCTTGGTATAGGATTCTTAGCAAGTGATAAAAGTACAGGTGCATCTGTTGCCAATATTAGTTTAAATCAACTTATGTTAACAATAAATAAAATATCTAAACAGGTAGAGAGAATAATTGAAGATTTTTATAGAGTTATTTTGCAAGTAAATAATATTAATATGGAATTCTTACCATCAATTAAAATATTAGATTCTGAACAGATGGATTATGACTTAAAGGTGTCACTCGTTGGTTTATTATACAATACTATGAATTGTTCACATGAAACTTCTTTAGGAATTCTTGGTATTGATGTTGAAGATGAAGTTCAAAAACGCTTGTATGAAAATGAAAATGGTTATGATCAGATTTTCAAAGCACGACAAACATCTTATACATCTAGTGGGACAGATGACAAAAGTGGAAGACCTGCTGACGATAATTCAAAAAATGAAGACAAACAAGCAGATGATAAATTAAACAAAGACACAAAGTAGATGAAGATAAATGAAACATATTAAAGAATTAACAATACGATGTCCTTGGTGTGGACAAAATATAATAGTCCAATTAGATGAAGACACTGGTGAAATAACCAGTGTCTCTTTTTGTATAAATCAGGAATCTAATCTTGGAAACATAGATTTGGGAGTCAAGGAGGTGAATTATGGATAACGAAAAAATTATATTGTCAAATGATAACCCTTTATGCAGTGAATTAAATGAAGATGATGTATCTCTTACAGCAAAATTTATAATATGTGATTTTTTAACAAATGGAAATAATGTGAGATTAAATAGGGAAACGGCTGAAAATTGGATACATACGTTAGTTTCTCAGCCTGTGGTCGGAAAAATCGGAATAACTGATTCAGGAACAGCTGACTTCACGAGTCATAATTTACATCCAGTGATTCGTCTCAGCAAAGATGGTGGAATTTATGCTGATACTGAATTTGATTCATCTGCATTCGGTGTTTTTACATCAGTTCAAATTGAAAAAATTAACGGTAAAGAATATATTACTGCAACCGCTAAAATATGGAAAAGATTTACAAATTTTTGTGCAGTAATTCAAAAAAGGTTATCTGAATCTTCTATTGCAACTTCATGGGAAATTGTTACAAAAAAAAAGCATGAAGAATTAGAACATGGGAAAAAGATAAAGGTTATTGATGATGGTATATTTCTAGGTCATTGTCTACTATCAGCGTTTATTCCTCCTGCATACAAGGACAGTTGTTTATTAGAAGTAGCATCAGAAAATAACGGTATTGATTTGATTGAAGCTCTCAATAAAGACATATCAGAGGGTTCATATAAAGAAATAAAAAAGGAGGATAAACAAGTGGCAGAAATTACAGAAACACCAATTGCAGATACTACAACTGGTGAAGTAAAGACAGATACATCAATGCTTACACAATGGGATTTAGGTAAAGCATTGAGAGGGGCAATTGCAACAAAATTAAATATAGAAAGATGGGATTTTGATATTTTCTATCATTTCCCAGCTGACAAAATTATTTGGGTTAAATTGTGGAACGCTTTAGATTTGGATGTAATTACATTTACATATACGGTAGAAAACGATGTAGTTACTTTGAGCGAACCATCAAATGAAAAACTCACAGTTTCAATTGCAGAAATTAATAACACTGTTGCAACTCTAAATACAGAAATTACAACAAAAAATGAAGCTTTGATTTCAGCTAATGAATCAATCCAAACATTGAATACTCAAATTGCTGAACTTATTCCATTTAAAGATAAGTTTGAAAAAATTGAGCAAGAACGTATTGTAAAAGAACTTTCAGAAAATCAAACGAAATTGAAGGATTATGCAATACAAAGTGGACGCATTACAAGTGAGGAAATCGAAACATCTAGCGTAGAAGTAACTTCACAAAAAGTTAATTTTGAAAAATTAAATATAACAGGTGAAGAAGATGTTGCTAGTTATAAATCTGTTATGAAATCATTTTTAAAGAAATAAGAAAGTTGAGGTAAAAAATTATGTTAAGAGAATTACAAACACAATTAAATAAAAATGTTGATGCTCAGTATAAAGCTGCTACTGCAATGGTTACTGGTATGGGTGTAGTTAAGAATTATGCTGGAAAGACAGTCGATTTTCCAACAGCAGAGACAGCAGAAGGTATCTTCTTTGCTAACAAAGAGAGAATTCCTACTGGTCTTAATACTGCCAATGGAGATATGAGTGATTATGATACAAATTTTACAGATATTGCTGTAGATGAATCTGTAAAACTTATTACCCCTGATGTTGGTGAAGCATATGGTGTTGATCAATTCACAGCCACAAGTCTAGTTGTTGGAAATGCAATGAGTGTTGGTACAGATGGTAAGTGGAAAAGGGCAACTGCCGCACTTGCTTCAAGATTTATTTATACTGGCACAATTGTTGATAATAGCAAGATTCTTGCTCGTATAGAAGTATCTGCTACAACTAAAGTAAACGCATAATTATTAAATTAAAGAAAGAAGGATATCGAAATGTTAAATACTGAAATAGCTGAAGTTTTAGACAACACTGGCAAGATGTATGAGATTGCTGAAAAAGTTAATTATAATCAAACTTTGACAAATGAAGAAAAGGAAATTTCCGTTCTTTGTGATAGTTGGGTAAAAGAAGTTACCGAAAAAGGTGATCCTGATAAAGAAATTTCAGCTTATATAAAAAGAACTGTAAATGAAGAAGTTTATAATGCTCCTGATGAATTACTTGATTCTATATTTGATCGTGGTACAGTTGGCGAATTTGATGATTATGGAGTAAACAAAACACCTAAAAATACTCTTGTTGCTTATGAAGCTGCTAAAGGTGGTAATGTTGATAAAAGTTATATTGATTTTGCTGTTTTAAAACCAACTTGGAAAAACAGACAGGTAGAAACAGATGTATCTTATGTTGATATAAGAAAAAATGGGTTTAAATCTATTGCCACCCTTACTACATATGCTACAGAGTCATTGAAAAATGCTATGTTTTATGATGTATTTTCAATGGTAGATGCCGCCATTACTGGTGGAGAACAAGCAATTAGTGAATCAACGGTTTTGCCGACACAGACATCAATGGATAAATTTTCTCTTTATCTTAATGATAGAAATCCACAGGCTGGTATAGCTGTAACATTAAGCAAATATGCACAAGCAATTATGCGTATGAGTGGTTATGATGCTTATATGTCAGAAGCAATGAAAGATGAATTTAATCGTTATGGTCTTGCTAAATTCTTCGATGGTGTAAAAATTGCTAGTATTTCAGCAGCAAAGAAATTAGGTAGTGGCTCTTTACTTCTTCCTGATAAAAAAATTTATGGTCTTGCTGGTACTATTGGTAGCCTTGATATGAAGGGTGAAGTTAGAGTTTATGAAGACATGGATAATCAGAATGAAGTTATTAAAATAAAAGTTGCTGATTTTACATATGGTTTCTGTATCACAGATATCGATAAAGTCTGCAAAATTACAATGGCTCTGTAATCTGTTTTTTATATGAGAAGGGTTGAAATACACCCTTCTCTTCATAATTAAATATAAGTAAAGGGTGAAAAAATGTCAATACAAGACAACAAAATGATTGATGTTATTAACTATCATTCATTTGGTATAGCAATTAGCACAAAAGACAAAGGATATTGGGTAGAAAGAATGAGAGATGGTATTCCTACTAGGTTACCTTTATCAATAGATGAAATTAAATATATAGATACAACATCAGAAGCATTTAAAGGTGGATTATTATTTTTTGATACAGAAATAGAACAGGAAATGTATGAAAACTATTTAAGAAATCCACAGTGGAAGTCGATTTTGAAGCCAGATGATATTGTGGATATTATTTTACATCCAACAATTGAAGGTTTAGAAAGGTTTTTAAATATTAAAAATATTTGTACTTTTGATATTGTTCGTGGTGTCTTTGTTCACTTGAAGAATGACGAAGGATTTGATATATCTACTCGTATTGAAAAAATCATTAATGAGAGATATAAAGAACTATTAAATAGAATCCACGATACAAATATTATTTTGAAAACTAAAGATGTTGTCAGCGTGGATACAGTAAATACTTTAAGAGATCAAAATAAATCAATGCAGACCGAGCTTGCTCAAATGAAAGAAATGATGGCTCAGATGTTGGCTATGCAAAATAAAAATAGTGAAACTGCAACTGCCATTGTAAATGATGGTGAGATAAAAGCTGAAGATGCTAAAAAATCTGCTGGAAGACCAGCAACAAAAAACAAATAAGAGAGGTGATTTTTAATGTCAACTTCTTATGATAAAATATATGATCCATTTTATGACAGGATAGAAAAAGACGAAACGTTTGTTGACTATGTAAATCTTACAGATATTGAATGTTTAGAATTGGCAAAAATACGTTCACATTCATATTTGATCGAAAGTATATCAGAGTTGACATCAAAATGTACACCTGATATTACATTTAAATATGATGAAATTCTATTAGTTTTACTTGACGATTTAACTATTAATGAAATAAAACTACTTGTAGATATTATGTTTAAAACATATATGTCAAGAGATATACCAAAATTACATGTCTTCTCGTTGAATTTCACACCTTCGGAAATGAACACATTTTCCACTGCAAATGAAAGAAATAGTTATTTAAATTTAATTGAGAAGTTAGAAAATGATATTGATACCGCAATTGATAAGTATTCGTGTAAAGATAGACTCACTGGTAAACGAAAAGGCATTGATTACGATTCTTATTCGGAATATTAAGGTGAATCATAATGAATAGAATAGATCAGTTTCGTGCCATACAAAATGCTTATGGAGTATCTTCAAAAAAAGAAATTGAAATAGAAAAAATCAAAAGATTCGTTTCACAACATTTTAAAGATACCACTGTTTTTGAAGAAAATGTTTTAATAAGTGGACTTAAACAAAAATTGTTGGTTATGAAAAACAAAGATGACAGTGCAATAAAAAATATTTTAGCTTATCCTAACGAAACGTTTATTTGTGGACAGATCGTTGATTGCTATGATAGCAAATGGATTATTACCGAAGTAGATGCTAATAAGCAAATTTACACAAAAGGCAAAATGACATTATGCCCAAACATATTAAAATTTCAAAATTCATCTTCAACTATTTATTCATATCCATATTATGTAGATTCATCATCCCCTTCTCTTTCTGAAAATAAAACAATTACAACATCTGACACAATACGAAAAATCGTATTATCACTAGATGAACAGACGAAAATGTTTACATATGATAAGAGATTTATGGGTGAAGTGTTTAACAATGTGCCGCAAGTGTGGGAAATTACCGATTTGGACGCTCAAAGTAAATCAGGACTACTAATTTTAACATTAGTTAAAGATGAATATAGCAAAGATGCTGACAATCTTTTATTGGGTATATGTGATTATGTTACACCTACTATAACACCTACTCCTACAACTAATTATGTTGAAATTACATATAGTGGACTTGCTCAAATTAAGAGCGGTGGTTCTACAAGGAGTTTTACGGCAACATTTAAAGACTCTTTAGGCAATATCTTAGTGGGCATTGTTTCTGTTTGGGACTTAATTGTTCCAATAGGGTTTGAAAGTTATATCGATACAGAGATTGTTGGGAATACCATTAAGATTAAAGTGTTGGATAATGATGAAATCATAGGTAAAGCGCTCACATTAAATGCAAGTGATGGTGTAACCATAAATACACAATTAGAGATTGGAGTGATTAGTTTAATATGATAGACTCAGATGTTATGAAATACAAAAGAAAAATCATGGGATTAATCATTCAGAATCCTAATATAGTCGAAGCTATAAATGCCACAGATATATTAGAACCTGATAAATTAATCTACACACATATATTCCCATTCTTTAAAACCGATGGGATATCTGGAGTGTCTGGAACTTATATTACTATTAAACTTGATACAACCCAAATTATGAGAAATAATATTTATAAAAATTTCATTCTAACGATATGTGTTCTTGTTAGACAAAGCGAAATGGAAACTATATATAAAGGATCAAGGACAGATGTTATAGCAGGAGAGCTTGTTAAGATGTTTGCTTGGAATGATTCAATTGGTTTTGATTTAGAGCTGGGGCAAGACAAGGAAGATCCGTTAAACGAAACTTATTACATAAGACAATTAATATTCAAAACCATCACTACTAACTCAATGGAAAATGGAGAAAAAGTAAATTGATTGATGAACTCAAACTATTTCGTGGTAAAGATTATCAAGTTAATGATTATATTAATATTCATCAACCAACATTAGAAGAAATTTGTGATTATGGTGAGCAAAAATATTATAGTATGGTTTCTACAATTTGCGCTACACCATCTGAATATAAAGTACAACTATTTGATATGGGTACAGATTATGAAAAAATATCAGAGTTTCAATTTTTTACAGCTTTATGTAAAGGTTATAAAAAAGAAAATACTAGTATTCTTTTTGATGATTTAGATTTCTCAAGATTTGAACCATCCATAAATAATGAAAATGGCGATTTGATTTTATATGATACCGTTGAAAATTCGATTATTGATGAACTTGCTTATATATTAATAACTGATTATTTGAGGAAAATTCATGGGTTTGTAAAACATACTGAAATAGCAGGAAATGCTATAACAAAACAAATTTTGATTGATGAAGATAGAAAAGAACAGGAACGATTTAAAGAGAATAAGAAATCATATGAATCAATGTTGATCCCATTGATATCTTCGATGACAAATTGTAATCATTTTAAATATAATCATGAATCGGTATGGAGTTTGCCTATTTATACATTTATGGATAGCGTGAAAAGAATACAAAAAATTAAAAATTACGATCAGTTAATGCAGGGTGCATATGCTGGTTGTGTGGATTTAAAGAAAATACCAAACGAACAATTAAATTGGTTAGGAAACCTTGACAAATAAGTCAAGGTTTTTATTTTTATACAAAATTTAAGGAGGAATTTTAATTATGGCACTTACAGCAATTAATTTTGATAAGTTGTTAGTTGACAAATTTTTAAGAGTAACAGGTTTAAGCAAAAGTACAAGCGAATTAAAATTTATATTTGACCAAATAAAAGACGGTAATATTGAAAATACCGAAGATAAACAATATGTTACTGGTGTTGGTGGTGTAAATTTAGCAGCATTGAAACGTAATAAAGCTGCAAAAGTAAGCTTTAACAATGCATATTTGGTTATGTCCGCAATGGCTGTGCAGACAGGTTCGGCTGTTGAAGTAGCCTCAGTAGAAAATAAATTTACAGTTCCGATGATAGATCTTAAAGTAGTCGATAGTGTGACAACTGCTGCATTATCTGCAACACCTATTGCATCTTCACTGAAATATATTTATAAAGCAAATAAAGATGGTACTCAAGGTGAAAAATATACGCTTGCCGCAACTACAGCATCAGCAACAGAATTTACTCTTACTGGTACTGCTATTACACTTCCTACTGGCATATTTGCTGCTGGAGATAGATTTATTGCATCATACAGTACAGAGAAAACTGTTGGTAAAAAGATTTCCAACAATGCTAATGTAGTATCGGAAGATGTATATCTTATTGTTGAAGCAATATGCAGAGATGCTTGTAACACCAACATAATGTATTATACAAAAATTGTATTTTCTAATGCTTCTGTGGATGGCAATTTCAATATCAATGTAGGTGATTCTCCTGAACCACATGCATTTTCTGCCGAAAGTATGCTCGATCCTTGTAGTTCATCTGGATCTCTCTGGGATTGGTATATAGTCGAATAATTAGGAGGATGTAATTTTGGCACTAGAATTTAATCATAAATGCATTATATGTTCTAAATTATATGACGCTTGCGATAAATGCGATGCTTTGGGACATTGGAAAAGTATTACATGTTCATTGAAATGTTTTGAAGAATATTTAAGAATATTAGATGAAAGAGAAAATCCAAAAATTATTGAGGTTGAAATACCTTTGATAAAAAGCACTAAAAAATCTAAATAATAACTGTAATTTAAATAGGCAGTAAGAGTGGTGAACTAATCATTTACTGCTTTTACTGCCTATTTTTTACGGTTTAGTGATTGTCTTATATTATAAAATACAGGATTGCTTTGAAGAAAAATAATTATAAAGGGGCGAATATTAATAAATAAACTAAAACTGATATCTCCAATTCCCTGTTCTGTCAACCATTACATCAAGCCGAGAGCATTTATTGCTTATGGTAAAGCACAAGTTACTTTATATGAAACAGCAGATGCTAAAAAATATAAAAAAGAATTTGCAAAATATATTTTAGAAGAAATTAAGAAACAACAATTTAATATTATTCCAAACAAAACACAACACTTTTATGTAGATTGTGTTTTTTATTTTGATAGAATTGATAAAGATGCTAATAACTATTTCAAGTTACTTTTAGATTCTATTACAGATACTCAAGCTGTTTGGTTGGATGATAATGTTAGTTGCGAAAGAGTTAATGCAATTTATTATGACAGTCAAAATCCGAGAATTGAGATTATTATATATCCTGTTGACTATATTGGAATTTTCCAAAGTCAAGAACAATTAGATAAATTTAAATCTAGTTGCATCCAGTGTAAAAAATATAAGGAAGGGAAATGTAGTATATTTCAAAAATCCATTGAGGGAAGAATTCAAGAAGAAATTCAAGAATTTAATTGTTTAAAAAAGAAGATGTAATATGCCAAATCAATCGAATGTTCAATTAAAAATTAATAAAGAATTAGAAGGAGTAAATAAATAATATGGCAAATAAAAAGAAAACAAATGATACAGAAAAAATGGTGAGTATAAACGACATTGATAAAATAATCAAAAGCAAAGAACAGTCCCCTACTATTTATTCTTATGACATTGATGGGGAAATAATTAATATTTCAATTAAACAAAGTTTATCATTTAAAGAAAAATGCTCGTTGGTTAAATATGTTACAGAGGATGTTTTTCTAGATGATATTAAAAGAGATTATAATGAAGATACAGGTGAATTAATTTCTGAAAAAAAAGTAGGAGTTATATATGCTCCATTTGTCAAAGATCTCTCTTTTAATAGATATCTATTAAATTTTTATACAAATATTAAAGTAGATACGTCTGAAGAAAAAATATATAAATTGATTATTGATACAGATATTGTTGACATTGTTAAACAACGTATAAATTTCTCTCAATATCACAAAATTATGAAAAATATAAATGAAGGAATAGAATATCGTAAACAACAAATTTTTGCAAATAAACCTACAGCGTTAGACTTATTCTTTAATTCATTGACTGAAATAACTAATGAATTTAAGAATACATTCGGTTCTGATTCTGGATCTTCCATCTTTCAAAATATCTTAAAAGTATTGCCAAATTTAACAGGTGAAAACGGCAAAGAACTTATTAAAGAAATAGTTGAGGAAGAGATTAAAACAAAGAATAATATAATTAAACTTCCTGATACAGAAAAGATAGAATAATTATGGCTGATACGTGGGAAAGTTTAGTCAAAAAAGTTGTTAATTCAAAGGATTCCCCTATCAGAAAAATTATGAAGTCAGAAGCTAAAAAACTCAAAGATTGTATTCAATTTTATCTTGATATTTATTATTCTACATATACTACCGATAATGCATCTGGAAATTTGCAGAAATCATTACGAGCAGATAATTTTGTATCACTTGAAGCAGATGGTAAGTTATCAATTAAAGTATATTTTGATGAGGATTTGGCTTGGGGTAAATCATGGTTAGATGGCTATGATGGTGCTCTCAAGCCTTTTATTATTGAACATGGATTTAAGAAGAAATCTAATGAGAACTATATGTTTTCAGGGTTTAAAGGTTATGACTTTATTGCACAAGGCATTAAAAAATACGAATCAGAAACAAAATACAATTTAAAAGTATTATTCACAGAGCCTACAAATACAAACGATATTTGGAGGTGATTTTTATTTTATGGAAAGGAGGAAAGAATTTGTTAATAATAAGAAAAAATTATATTGGACTTACAAAAGGAGATACAGCAGAATTTGATGTTGAAATATCAACAGGAACTTATGGAACATATAAATGTGTAACTGGTGATACTCTTGTATTTTCACTCAAAAAGATGATAACAGATACAGTATATGTTATGCAAAAAACCGTCACTACTTTTCCTGATGGAAATATATTTGTAATTCATCCTTCAGATACTAATTCGTTAGCACTTGGGCTTTATGTTTATGATGTGCAGGTTACATTAGCATCCAGTGCTGTGTATACAGTTATACCACCAACACAGTTTGAATTATTAAATGAGGTGACAACAGCATGATTTCAACAGGACAATTAAATTCACCAAAAAAGCTTGAAGGAAAAATTAATGGTGTTTTTATACCCAATTATATAATTTTAATGACACAAGCTGAATATGATGCCGCTTATGCTGCAAATAAATTGATTTCTGATCAATGGTATGGGGTTATAAATAATGCTGTATAGAGGAAAAAATAAAGTAAAAGTTTATAAAGGCGGTTATGGTGCTCCAACAAATAATTCACTAGCTGGATGGACACCTGAAATTCAGACAGGAAAAAATCTGTCCTTTGAGAACACCTATAAAGATGTTGTATCGCCTTTAATTATTAATGGTGAGAGCAATCAAACTAAAACTACACAAAATAAGAATTTATTTGATTTAAGTTTGGCAAATGGTACATACACAAACGCTACTTGTACTGTAGTAATCTCAAGCGGAACTATTACTATTACACCAATGGTCGGTTCAACCGCTTCAACAATTTATTGTGATGTACCGTTTAATCAACATTTCCCTGCAGGAACTTATTATTGGAAATATACTACCACAAGGAAAGACACTGAAAGCAATTATGATAATATAGGTTATTTACGTGTGTTAGATGGGGAAATAGCTTACGCTGAAATAGGGCAATATGCAGCAACAACAACAGTAGGATTTACTATTACATATATAAGGGTATATTTCAGGATAACTGTTACAACTGCAATAACATCAGGACAATATAACACCTACAATAATTTTCAATTTGAATTAGGTTCAACAGCCACAAGTTATGTTCCATTTATTCCTAATTCTCCATCACCAAAATATCACTCTGATATCGTCTCAACAGGTGACACTGAAGATATCACAATTACAGCACAAAGTGAAAATTTAACTAATATTGCTAATCAAACTGTGACAATTTCAAATACATATTATGTAGACTATTTTCCACAAAATCCAAAAGTTTTATTACAACCAAGCACTGCTTATACAATAGCTTTTGACTATGTAATTAATTCTGCAACTGATGTTGTATCTTGTGGTATTGGATATGGTATATTAAGTTATACCAAGGATATATGCAGGGTTGACTATCCAACACAAACAACAGGGCGATATATACGTACATTTTATGCCCCTTCATCATTTACAGTCGGTACACCCTATTTACAGCTTAGACTTGCAAGAATGAATTCTGTTGGAAGTCTTAATGTTAGTATTTCAAATGCGGTTGTTGCGAAAGGTAGTTATGCAACATTACCTTATATTCCTTATTATACATTTTCGACCGTTACATATGACAAAGTGTTGAGAGGTATACCTGCCACATACAATACAGATGGATCAGTTGCAACATGGGCATATAGAGATTGGATTGATAATGATACAGGGCTAATTCATAGACAGACTTATAATCCAATTATATTAACAGGAACAGAAGCAATAAGTAAAAATGGTACTGTCACCACTGAGTATTTATACTATATTCTTGCTGCAAATATTGGGGTTACTATTACAAGTTCTACAAAATGCTTAGTTTCACATTTACAATATAATCCAAATTGTACTTCTACTGGTACTGTAAATGTAGGATATAAAACAGGTGTTTCCCCTCAAGTGCTCTATATAAATTTAGGCTATGCTTTAACTACAAATACAGTAGCAGGTATAAAAGCTTGGTTTGCAGCAGAATACGCCAAAGGAACGCCATTTACTGTGTTGATTTCCCGTGAAACAGAAATAACTGAGCCCATCACAGCACAACCATTAGCAACAACACCGAAATATTGCAATATATCAGCAAACGCAGAAATAACGGCTACAGTAAAAATTATGAATACATAAACATCATATCAAATTATTATTTTATGATATTGCTAAGTATCTAATCAAAAAAAGCGATTAAAATTTCAAAAATTATAAACAAAACTATAAATTAAAATTAGAGGAGATTGAAAATTATGGATTGGACAGAAATCATTATAACCTTTTTAGGTGCTGTTATAGCACCGTCAATTATATTAGTAACAAAAGAAGCAATTGCTTGGTTTAAACAAAAAAATGATAATAGTTATTTAGAATCGGCACTTTCAATAGCTGAAGATACCATTGAAGCATCAGTTCTTGAAGTTTCACAAATTTTTGTGGATGGCATTAAAGGTACTGACGGCTGGAATAAAGAAACAATGGCACAAGCAGCTACACAAGCCAAAGAAAAAGTACTTTCATTACTTGGTGATGCAGTAATGGAAACATTAAATTCAGCTCTTCCTAGTGCCGAAGATTGGATAACAACTCAAATTGAAGCTGCTGTAAAACGCAATAAATAATACAAAACATTATAAAATTAAAGGAGATATTTAATAATGATTATAGCTCTCGATGCAGGACATGGAATAAATACAAGTGGAAAACGTTGTGATAAAAGGTTTGATCCATCTCAAACAAGAGAATGGTGGCTTAATGATAGGGTTGTTAGATATACAACAGAACTTCTCGATGAATATGATTGTACAGTTATACGTTGTGATGATCCGACAGGGATAGAAGATGTCACAATGAAAAATCGGTGTAAAAAAGCTAATTCTGGAAAAGCTGACGTTCTTATTTGTGTTCATCACAACGGTGGTGGTGGAAAAGGTGTTGTTGTTTACCGTTATAAAAAATCAGATGTTAAAACAGAGGAATTGCAAAAGAATATATATAATTCGGTTATTACGGCAAATAGCAATCGTGGTAATCGGTCAAATCCAATGCCTGAAAATGAATTTTATATGTGCAAATATTCAAATATGCCATGTGCTTATTTGGAGAATGGTTTCATGGATAACGCTATAGATACTCCAATGATAATCACAGACACATATGCAAAAAATACAGCACAAGGAATTGTCAACGCTCTAATTGCTTGGGGTAAACTTGGAAAGAAAGTAATTAAAATTGATCCTATTCCTGAAGTTAAATTGAATCCTTATACTGAACCAACAATTAATATAACAAAAGGTTCTAAAGGCAATAATGTTAAATGGGTTCAATGGCATCTTGATAGATTAGGTTATGACATCGGCAAATATGGCATTGACGGAGATTTTGGCAATACAACTCTTATTGCAGTTAAGAAATTTCAAAAAGCTGAGAAGCTTGATGTTGATGGTATTGTCGGTAAAGCGTCAAGATCAAAACTTAAAATATAATGTTCTAAAATTATTAAAAGGACGGGTTATTGTGAAATAAAATAATTAATAACGGACGGTGCGAACATGACAGGAACAATTATTAATATTGGAGGTATAGCTGGTTCAATCATAACAATAATTACATTGATAATGTTAATTGTAAAACCGACTAGAAATACTTTTATTAAATGCATTAAGAAAACTTCAAAAGTAAATGAAAATGACAAAATTATATTTGAAATGAATGAAATGCTAAAAAAACACATTGAGCAAGACATTAATAAAAAAGAAGTTATGGCATTACAAAGTGAAGCACTACTATGTGTTTTGCGTAGTGAAATTACTGATACTTATTATAAATATATAACCATTAAGCAATTGAGAACATATGAACGTGAAAATTTAGTTAAATCATATAATATTTATCATTCATTAAATGGTAATAGTTATGTAACAATTATTTATGATGAAATGATGACTTGGGAAGTTATACAAAGTTAAAATTAAATAATTAATTGACAGAGAGGCTTAATTGCCTCTCTTTTTTATTGTAAAAATCCTTCTATGAAAGGAGTGGTTAAAAATATGGGAACAGAAGCGTTATCAGCAAAAATACAAATAATACCTGATAGTTCTAGTGCAAGTAGTAGTAAATTTACTACACAATTGAATGAGATGATGGCTAGAATATCAGATAGTAAACTCCCTAAAATTGGTGTGCAAATAGATGTAGCTAGAACAAAAGCTGTCTTCCAAAAACAATTAAATAGTATCATGAAAGAATTAAGTTTGGATACTAGTTCTTTAAATAAAAAGACATCTGGTAGTGGGGCAAGTAGTAGTTCGGGTGCTAATAATATTACAAAAGAAAATGTTGAGATTCAAAAGCAGATTAGATTATATAATGATTTAAATACTAGAATTGCAACAACACAAATTCGTGCTGGAACAATGACAGTTAATACTGAATTTGCAAAGCAATTAAAAACCGTTACAGACTTACAAACGAAAGTCAATACTCTGTTTACAACTGGAGACAGATCGGGAGACGAATATAAAACCTCAATAGCTGAGTTAACTACTGAATATAGTAAACTTAATAATCAAATGAGTATTATGTCTAAAGAAGGTATCTCCAAACAATTCAAAACAAATGTAGCTAATTTAAGTACAGAGTTTCAAAATTTATTAAAAAATAATGTCAATATATTAAAAAATGGAAAATTTAAAGAAGAAGCAGATGGAATAACAGCAGCATTAAAATCAGCCTCTGATAGTGGCGTAGGTGACATAAATAAACTAACACAATCTGTAGCTACTTTTCGTAGTGGAGCAACATCAGCTAACCTCATGACCGAAACATGGGGACAAAAGATTAAGAAACTTTTTGGTACACATTTTAACACAGCTATAGCTATGGCTGGTGTTGCATTATTAAAACAGGGTTTACAAAAGATGTTTGCGGCTGTAAAAGAAATTGATGTTGCTATGACTAATTTAAAAAAGGTAACGGATGAAACTGATGCCACTTATAATGCCTTTTTGAAAGAAGCTGCCACAAGAGCAAAAAAACTTGGTGCAACAATGGCAGATGTAATACAAGCAAGTGCAGATTTTTCTAGACTTGGTTATGATCTTGAAGATGCAGCTACCCTAGCAGATACAGCAATTGTATACAAAAATGTTGGTGATGGAATTGAAAACATAAATGATGCGTCCAAAAGTATTATATCAACTATGAAAGCATTTGGTGTTGAGGCTACGAATTCAATGTCGATTGTAGATAAATTCAATGCCATTGGTAATAATTTTGCAATTACATCTGGAGATATTGGTGTTGCTTTAATGAAATCAGCTTCAGCTTTATCTTCGGCGAATAACTCAATAGATGAATCAATAGCATTAATAACTGCTGGAAATTTAGTGGTTCAGGATGCTGATATTGTGGGAACTGCCCTCAAAACAGCTTCTATGAGACTTCGTTCAACAAAAACAGAACTTGAAGCATTGGGTGAAGAAACAGATGGTGCAACTGAAACAACAGCAAAATTAAGAGATTTATTACTAGGATTAACAGATAAAAAAGTAGACATACAACTCGATGATGATACATTTAAATCAACATATAAAATTATGCTTGAGATGTCAAAAGTTTGGGACGATTTATCTGACATGGAACAAGCATCTGCTCTTAATGCTATGTTTGGAATAAGACAAGCAAATGTCGGATCAAGTATTATTGAAAATATGTCTACAGCAGAAGATGTTTTGGCTACTTCTCTTGATTCAACAGGATCTGCACTTGCAGAAAATGCAACAGTTTTAGAAAGTATAAAAGGTAAAACAGCACAATTTGAAGCTGCATTTCAATCACTATCCACGAAAGTAATTAATAGTAAATTAGTCAAAGGAGTAATTGACGCAGGTTCGGGAATCTTAGGATTTTTAACTCAAATAATAGATACTTTAGGTTTAATACCAACTCTAGCAATCGCAGTTTCATCAGCATTGGCATTTAAGAACGTGGGTATATTCACAAACATATCTGGAAAATTAGGGGTTTTCGGTTCGCAAATAAAAGATTTTACTACGGGAATGTCTCTATATAATGAACAAGTGATAAAAAGCACGAAAATTAGTGCAGATCAAATAAGCACAATTTCGGCTGGAAATGAAAATTTTAATAAATATTTAACAAGTTTAAAAGGCGGAACTGCCTCTGTAGGTGGGTATGCCGCAAGCCTTGTGGGAGCTAAACTTAAAACAGTCGGTCTGACAATAGCCACAACAGCAATGAATGCGGCTATCACAATGGGATTATCAGTAGTAATACAATTGGCAGTTACTGCAATCTCTGATTGGATTAATGCTGAAGAAAACCTTAAAACTTCTGCTGAAAGCTTAATATCTACATATAAGACAGCACAAGATACATTAATAACTAACAAGAAGACAATATCTGATATATCTTCTGATTATGTTACTTTAGCTAAAGGTGTAGATTCACTTGGTAATAATGTTTCTCTAACTGCAGAAGAATATACAAAGTACAATGGGATTGTTAGTCAAATTGCTAAAATGTTCCCATCAATGGTTCAA